TCCTAGATCATCTGCAAGAATAATTGTTATGGATCCTGATGATCCTACCAACACCAGTAGACTCCAAGCTCCAGAACTTGGAAATACAGATATCGGAGACACATCTCTAAACTATAATTTAATTAACTTAGGAATCTATATTAACTCTTTGGCTAATTTGTGTGAGTTGAAAGGTGTTAGATTAATTTTATATAATTATTATGGGTTTCCTCATAAATGCTTTGACGATGCTTTATATTCCAATCTCGATCAAAACATATTTACTATTAAAAACATTACTAATGGGATGTATTATCAGTTGTGGAAAATGGGATTTGACAGATCAATTGATGGATATCATTTTGGGATCGACGCTCAGATATATCAAGCTAGGATATTGGTTTTTTTGCTTGCATTCTACCGGGTTCTGAGCTAAGGTAAACTACTATATAACCCTACCAATAAACAACAGGTACCATAGATCTATGTTATACTGACATAGATGACCATACATATATTTCAACGAGGTGTTAAATGCTAAAAGTAGTTCCTAATAATAGGGATACAGACCTGCGCGCTCTGATGTCCGAGACCAAATTTTACGAGGGGTACTCGCGTTGGGATGAAGCCAACGAACGATACGAGACTTGGGAGGAGTCTGTGACTCGTGTAATGAACATGCACAGAGACTACTACAAGGATAAGATGACTCCTGATCTGTCTCAGATGATTGACGAAGCAGAATCACTATACAAACTCAAATATGCTCTCGGCGCTCAACGTGCACTGCAGTTTGGGGGCGACCAACTACTCAAACACCAAATGAGAATGTACAACTGTACATCTTCCTATGCTGACCGCCCGCGGTTCTTCTCAGAGCTGTTCTACGTGCTACTGTGTGGCGCTGGAGCTGGTTTCTCAGTACAATACCACCATGTTGCAAAACTACCTGATGTTGCTGAGCGTAAGAAGCAAGCAAAAGGTTGGGTCGTAGAAGATTCTATCGAAGGTTGGGCTGATGCTCTTGGAGCTTTGATGTCGTCCTACTTTGTGGGCGGTGGTCAATTCCCTGAGATGGAAGGCCGCAAGGTTTACTTCGACTTGAACAACGTTCGTCCCAAAGGCGCAATGATCAACGGTGGATTTAAAGCGCCAGGTCCAGAGCCACTTCGAAAGTCTTTGGATAAGATTGAACACTTGATTCAGTCTCGTGTTCTAAAGGGTGAAGGCCGTTTGCGTCCTATCGACGTATACGACATTGCAATGCATGCAGCTGATGCTGTTCTAGCTGGTGGCGTTCGCCGCTCAGCAACAATTTGCTTGTTTAGCCCCGACGATGAGGAGATGATTAATGCTAAAACTGGTAATTGGTTTATCGATAATCCTCAACGTGGCCGTAGTAATAATTCTGCTGTTATTGTTCGAGATGAGATATCAAAAGAAGATTTTAAAAACATCATGGGATCAATTAAGGAGTTTGGAGAGCCAGGTTTCTACTTTGTCGACGACCGCGATTTCACTACGAACCCTTGCGTTGAGATTGGAATGTATCCTCAAATCGATGGAAAGTCTGGATGGCAAGGTTGCAACCTCACAGAGATTAATGGAGGAAAATGCACCACAAAAGAAGAGTTCTTCAAAGCCTGCCGAGCCGGAGCAATCATGGGAACCCTCCAAGCCGGCTACACGGAGTTCAAGTACCTCAGCGGAACAACTAAAGAAATCTTTGACCGCGAAGCGCTCCTAGGTGTATCGATCACTGGTTGGATGAACAACCCAGACGTCTTGTTCGATGAAGAGATCCAACGCGAAGGTGCGGAAACTGTTAAGCAGGTTAACAAAGAAGTTGCTGAGCTGATCGGAATCAATCCAGCGGCACGTACAACTTGCGTTAAGCCATCTGGTAATGCATCAGTGCTATTGCAAACAGCTTCTGGCATTCATGCTGAGCATTCTCCTCGGTACATTCGTCATATCCAGTTAAACAAAGATACAGAAGTTGCTAAACTGATTGCAGAGTCTAACCCTTACATGGTTGAAGAGTCTGTATGGTCGGCTAACAACACAGATTATTGCATTGGTTTCCCAATCGTGTCTCCTTCTGGATCGTTGTATCGTGAAGAGCTGTATGGTAAGAACCTGTTAGAGAAAGTCTCTGTTGTTCAGAACAACTGGGTAGAAGCAGGTACGAATCCTGAGCGGTGTGCTGATGACCGTATCCGTCACAATGTATCTAATACTGTAACTGTTCTGCCACACATGTGGCCAGAGGTAGAGGATTACGTCTATGACAACCGTTATTCCTTTGCTGGTATTTCATTCTTAGCTGGGATGGGTGATAAAGACTTTGCGCAAGCTCCAATGACGGAAGTCCTTGATGAAGATCAGATTGTAGAAAAGTATGGTAAAGCGGCTCTGTTTGCTTCTGGTTTAATTGTTGACACGCGTAAGTCTGGCTTCCGTGATCTATGGGATGCAACAATGCAGGCTCAGATGGCAGAGGAATATCGTGGAGAGGTTTCTGATCTAAACAAAGAATGGATTCGTCGCTACAATAAGTTTGCCGAGAACTATTTCGATGGTGACCTGAAAGAAACAGAGTACTGCCTCAAAGATGTATTTTTACTACATAAATGGACTAAGATACAACAAAACATCAGTGCTGTTGATTTCAAGACCCAGTTGACCAAAAAAGAGTTTACTGATATTGATACAATGGGCGCGATCGCATGTCAAGGTGGTGCTTGCGAGATAACATTCTAAGGAGAGCGTATGGAAACTGAATATTGGACTGAATGTGAAGCGTGCGAAACAGAAACGCAAGTGATGGTTATTGATCAAGAAGAAATACCTCAATATTGTCCAATGTGTGGATTCTCTGTTTCATTCGAAGAATTAGAAGAGTAATAAATAGGCCTCGCAAATAGCGAGGCCTTTTTTTATGTGGACGTATAATGATGAACAGTTTAACGAAACTCCTGAAGAGTATCAGGGTTTTGTGTATTTGATAACTGATCTAACTAACAACAAGAAATACATTGGCAAGAAATTCTTCTGGCGGCCAAAGACACTACCGGTGACTAAAACGCGGAAAAGACGCGTCAAAACGCGCGTAGAAAGCGACTGGCGTGACTACCATGGCTCATCTACAGAGGTTAAACTTTTGGTGGAGAAACACGGCGTAGAATCGTTCAAACGAGAGATTCTAAGGCTATGCAAGACAAAGGGAGAGTGTAGCTACTATGAAGCTAAGCTACAGTTTGAGTATGATGTTCTTCTTAGAGATGACTTTTATAATGAATTTATTGGGTGTAAAATCCACTCAAAGCACTTGACCAAATCGTAAACACGATGTATAATCTAAGAGCCACCTTTGTTGGGGGCTGCTATAAGGATGAAACATGATTTTAATTGACTATAACGCGATCGCGATTAGTAACGTCGTAACGCAGAAGCTTGACTTAGATGAGAATTTAATTAGACATATGATTCTCAACAGCCTTCGTCTATATAGAGCCAAACATAAAGTTAAATTTGGCGAGCTGGTTATCTGTACGGATGGTATGAAGAACTGGCGCTATGATGCGTTTCCTAACTACAAGTTTAAACGTAAAGATGCTCGTAAACAATCTACTATGGATTGGGGCGAATTGTTCCGTATGACTAACATGATACTTGCTGAGCTGAAGGAACACTTTCCCTACAAAGTTGTTGAACATAAACGATGTGAAGCTGACGATATCATCGCAGCATTGTGTGAAGACACTCAAGAGTTTGGAAGACATCAAGACGTACTAATTGTATCGTCTGATAAAGACTTTGTACAGCTACAAAAGTATGATAATATATATCAGTATTCGCCAATGAAGAAGAAGTTTATCAAAGAGGATACCCCTCGCAAACAATTGATGGAACTAATCTTGAAGGGAGATCAAGCTGATGGGATCCCTAATGTTCTTAGCGGTGATAACTGTTTTGCTGATGGTATTCGTCAAACACCATTACGTAAGAAAGTAATCGACGAGCTAATAAACGATCCCAAATCACATGGTGAAGAGATATATCGTAACTACTTACGCAATAAAAAGTTGATTGATTTGTCTGAAACCCCGGATCTAGTCAAACAAGAAATTATATATAATTACGAACAACAAGATAAGGCAAACTTCAAAAGCAAGGTGTTTCCATACTTGGTAGAGAAAAGATGTCGTAGATTATTAGAAGACGTAGAGGACTTCGTTTGAAATGGTAAATAAAGTAAATTTGTACGTTCATGAAATCTTAGAAAAGGTTTCAAAGGAAAGTAAGCGTGCTGATAAAATTAAAATTCTTCAACAACATGATAACAACTGGGCCATGAAGGATATTCTTCGTGGTGCATTTGATGATAGTATTAGATGGAATCTGCCAGGCGGTCGCCCTCCTTATGAGCCAGCTGCAGCAGAATCCCATCCATCAAATCTCACTCAACACAACAAGAAGTTCCGTTACTTCGCCAAAGGTGGACCTGGCGATGGCATGCCATCGTTTAGACGTGAGAAGATGTTCTTGGATATCTTGGAGATCATTCATCCCCAAGATGCTGAGCTGATGTTAGGTATGGTTAACAAAAAACTTAACGTCAAGGGTGTAACTAAAAAACTGGTGCAGGAGGCATTTCCCAACTTAATCCTTAAATAAGACGAACAAATATCAGGAGATCTTATGAGTACAATCCAGCTTGAACGACTTAAAAACGATTTAATTGAACTAGATAATTACATAGCCAAGGTAATACGCAAAGGCAATAAAGACCTTGTATCTAAGTTGAAACACAAACGAAACTTTTTACATTCAAGACTAGCTGCGGCCTCATAATAAAGGAGTTAACAGGGTGCTGGCCTAAAAGCCAGCACCACTATTTTAGGAAATAACATGCCAAGTTACACTATGATTAATATTGAAACAGGTGAAGAACATGATATGGTCTTGAGCCTATCCGAACGCGAAGAGATTCTTGCGACAGGAAAATATGAGCAGAAACTATCAACAGCGAAGTTTGTATCTGGGACAAAGAGCACACTACGTATCGCTGGTGATGGTTGGAAAGAAGTGCTGAGCAAGGTAAAGTCAGGCTCTGCGCGAAATAACACTATTAACGATTAACACATGAAGAGAAATCAGCGAGTGAAGAGCACTAATAACTCTATGAGCGTTCGATTGGATGATCTCCTTCAGTTTGATCCATTGACAGCCAATCAGAAAATTGCATATGATGCATGGGACGGAGATGATAATCTAGTACTTACAGGAACAGCTGGTACTGGTAAAACATTCATGGCCTTATATCTTGCGCTAGAAGATATGCTTGATAAGGCCACAGAGTATGACCGATTGGTTATAGTCAGGTCTATGGTTCCCACAAGAGAGATGGGATTTCTACCAGGTACAAAAGAAGAAAAGCAGGATGTGTTCACAACTCCTTATAAGAACATATGCTGTGAGTTGTTTGGGGATAAAGGTTCCTACAACAAAATGGTCACATCGGGGCAAATTCAATTTGAGTCGACATCCCACATTAGAGGAACGACTTTCGATAACAGCATCATCGTTGTTGACGAAATGCAGAACTTGACATTCCATGAATTAGATTCAGTAATTACCAGAGTGGGACGTCATAGTAAAATCATCTTTAGCGGTGACTACAAGCAAAGTGATTTTAAGTATGATGATGACAAAATGGGTATTGTTAAATTCCTACAAATCGTTGAACAACTGAAAAATTTTAGTATAATTAACTTTGGATGGGAAGACATTGTACGGTCTGACTTCGTCCGAGATTATATCATGACCAAAGAAATGTTAGGCTACTAAAAGAGGATAAAATGGCCAAGTATACAAGATACGACCCGCGTAACAAGAAGGATGGTAAGCACAAAACTAACTCTTTAAATAAAGATCTTCGTATCCGTGAAGTAAATGGTGACAAGAATTATAAACACCAAATGTTACGT